AAACTAATGCTTCTGAAAATTGATAATTTGAATCATAAACTGGTAAAGCACCTTTTGTTGTTGTCACAGATGGATAATTACCAGGATGATATGGTTTAACTATATCATTGTCTGTTATTAATTCAACTTTTAATTTTTCAGTTTCTAATTTTTCTACTCTTTCTGAAAATAAGTTATTAGCTGCGTTTATAGAATTACTTAAAGTAGTATTTAAATCATTGTAGGTCAAAGAACCATTGAAATTAGTATCATGAAATTCATTCAATTCTTGGATTACTATTGTATTTTTATATCCATTCTCTTTTCCTAAAATACCTAAAGGTTCAGCATAAATTTCACCATCAACTTTAAAACCCAATTTGTAAGTAATTTCTTTAGTAGTTTCACTAGTATCAATAATATTAGTAATATATTCTGTAATTAAACCACCTGTTGCATTTGGTGTACCATATAATTTTTCTTCTGAAACTCTTACAACAATAACATCACCATCATCATTTATATATGATTTTTCAATTATGAAATTAATTTGATTATCAATATGAATTGATGTTTTATAAGATAATTTAAATTGAACTAAAAGTTTGCATGTTGGTGATGTTGGATTTACTTTAATCGCATATTCTGAAGGAAAATGTTCATCATTGTCATCTTTTAAATGTGTTTTTAAATCTTCATGAACATAAGTAATATTTGTAATAGGTCCTATTTTTGGTTCTACTGGTTCAACCCATGATAATTTATTATCAGTCACGGTTAATATTTGTCCATCATTTCCTTTTCTTTCGGGAAGTTGTAAAGTATAAGATTCTTCTAAATAATCTGGAACTTTTAAATTTACACTAGATGATACATTCCCAATATTCAATTGATTAGAAATAATTTTTTGAACATTGTCTTGCGTGCCAATAGTGTAATTGAAGTCTTTTGAGAGAAGCTCAATCGGTCTTGAAGCGTTGTTGTTTACCATATATTATAAAATAATAATTAATTAATTACAAAAAAAATAATTTAAATTATATAAATTATATCCAAATAGTTTATCAATACTTATAAGCATATAATAACTTATATCTTTTGTAATGATTATTTATAATTTTTTATAAATAATTATTCAATTTTTATATTATTTTGTATAATTTATAAAGTAAAATATGTCTTATGTATATTTATTACATTCTACTGATAATTCTACTTATGTAGGCGCAACTGTTGATTTAGATAGACGACTTAGACAACACAATAAAATTATTAAAGGTGGAGCACACGCTACTTCTATGAAAGTTAACGCTGGACAAACATGGGAACGTGCTTGTTATATTGAAGGGTTTCCAGATTGGCAAGCTGCCTTACAATTTGAATGGCGATGGAAGCAAATTAGTAGAAAATTATCTAATAAATTATTTCCTTTAAAAAGAAGAATGATAGCTTTGAAACAATTATTATCTCTTACTAGCTCAACTAGTAAAGCGATTCCATATTCTCAGTGGAATAGCCCACCAAATATTATATTTGAAACTGAAATAGCAAAGAATTTTTATTATGATTTATGATTTATGATTTATAATATTATTTTTAATTTAAAATTGATATTATAATTATTTAAAAATTATTATCCAATATAATTATGACTTCTAAACAAAATGCTATTAGTTTATTTTCAGGTATGGGTGGGGATACACTTGGAATTCATAACGCTGGAATAAATGTTTTAGCATTTAATGAATTTGATAAAGCTGCTACTGATTGTCATAAACTCAATTTTCCTGATTCTACACTTATCTATGACCCTTCTCAAAAAAAAACTAAAGACCAAACAAATATTCAATTAATATCTGATCCTATATTCTTAGAATATAAAGATAAAGTTGATTTAATCTTTGCGGGTCACCCATGTTTTGTAACAGATACAAAAGTTTTAACTATTAATGGTTATAAATTAATTCAAAATGTTGATTTAAATGATAAATTATTAACTCATCTAGGTAATTTTCAAAATAAATTATATTCTGGTAACATATTTACATTCAGAATTAAATATCATCCTGAAAATATAAAATCTACAGATAATCACCCTTTTTATGTTAGAGAAAAAACATTTCAATTTTTTTTTATATGGTATTTTTTTCTAAATATTATGTAAATTGTTATTATTTTATTTGATAATTTGTTCACAGAGTTATATTTAAGATATTTTATAATTATAAATTATATGAATTTGAATTGTATATTTATACATATTCCTAAAACAGCAGGAACAACTTTATTAGAATATTTAAATATTTCATCAATTAGAAGTAATTTTAATTATAGACATATTTCTCATATTACAAAAAAATCAAATTGTGGAGATATTTTTAATAATAAAACAAATAATGATTATAAAAATAATAAAATAGTTTTAATTATGAGAGACCCAATATTAAGACTTGAATCTGAATATAATTTTTATAATATTAGAAATAATTTCAAGCAAATATATAAGGAATTTAATAATAAAGAATTTCCGGAGACTTTTGAAGATTATGTCAATTGTTCTTCTACACATAATTCAAATATTAAATTTTTATTAGGCAAAAATTTATTTGATCCTAATATTATAACTTTAGATGATTATAATAATGTTATAACTGCATTAAATAAATTAAATATTGCATATGGTATTGTAGAAGATTTTGAAAATAGTTTTAAGAATATACTATTATATTTAAATAAATATGACGATAATAATGATGATATAGTTATTAATAATAAACGAATTAATTATAATAAATTGAAAATAGATAATTGGGAAAACATTACTTCAAAATTTAATGAAAATAATAAATTTGATAATATGCTTTATAATTTTATAAAAAATAAATTTTATTTACAATTAAAAGAAAATAATATAACAAAAGATAAAATACAAAATATAAAATTTGTAGAAGATAAACATGATTATTATAAAAGACTAAATTCTTTTCTTAGAGGTGTAAATAATGAATTTCAACTTATACAACTATATATAAATGATAAAAATTGGTTAAATAATAATAGCAAAAAATTAGAAATTATTCATAATATTTTACTAAAACAATTAAAAAATTTTGAATTGAGAGATGGTAAAAGTTATTGTATACAATGGATTAAACTAATAACAAAAACATACAATTTAATTATTGATGAATGTAAAATAAATTTCGATCATCCACATGAAACTATACAAATAATAAGTAAAATATTACTTGAATTATAAATATATTTTAAATTACTAATGTTAAAAATATATTTATTTTATTTATTTTATTTATTTTATTTATTTTATTTATTTTATTTATTTTATTCTGTATTTTAAATCTTTAATATTAGTAGGTTCAATTAAACCTTCTTTCTCTAATTTTAATTGCTTTTTTTTTTCTTTTAATTTCTGCATTTGTTGTTTTTTCTCAATTTCAACCGAAGATTCTTTATTATCCATTTTATAATATATTTAAATATTTTTATTTTTACAAAAATATTTATTAATATTTATTTAAATAATTATAGTTGTGAATCTCATATCAATATGTTCCTTTCTTAATCCATATTTAGTTAAATCAATATCCATTCTTACTTCGCCTCCTGCTACATTATCTGGTAGTTTAAATAACATTAATAATGGATTATATACTACATATTCACTATAATAATCACCATAATCATCAGATTCAGGATAACTTGGTAATAATAACAAATCCAATTGTTCTTGTGTTATCTGTGTTTTATTAATTGTAATACCATTGTCAGTCCAGAAACTTCCATCATTAGTAAATATAGTTTGGTTAATTCTGTCAACACTTGCTGCATCTGGTCCAATTTCTCCTTCAATATATGGTGCAAATAAAACTTCAACTCCTGTTACTTCTTCATTAGTATCAGCTTTATAAATTTTAACACTATCTTTATCAACGCATTCTGCTATATTAAACATATGCCCTTTTTTAAACGGTGTTTCTGGATATGTTTCATCTGGTTTAAACCATTCTTTTATTGCACAATCTAATACCATTGGAACCCACTTAGATTTACTTCCATCTTCATTTGTTGTTTCGCAATTGGCAACAAGTTTATGTAACAAATTACCAAACCCACCGTCATTATCTACTGAAAAATTAAAATCCACGTTATTATTTATTTTATATAAAAAAGAATCTGGGTCTTTTACACCTAATTTATCGTCGTTTCCATTTGTTAATTCACATGCAGTAGTTATATTACGAATTTTTTTTGCACCAACCCCTCGATTATCGTTTATATCTATAACTCTTAACATAGCGACTGTAAATTGATTTTCATTAGATTTATTCTCAATAAAAAATGGAATAGGGTATATTTTTAAATCTGATAAATAAGGCTTAGGGTATGGAGTATCTATTAATTTAAATTTATCATCAATTAATATATTAGTATAACTGCTTTGATCCCTAAAAGTATCTATTATATAAAAAAAACTTAGGTTGTTTTCATCTAGTTCTATAGGAAATTCATATATTAGTGAATCACCATCTGGTGTTGTTGTTATTGGAGTAGAACCTTCAAGTGAATAAGGATTTAGTGTTGGGACAGAGTTTTGCTGTAATGATTTATCAGCAATTGTAATTATGTTGTTAATATTATTTGTTAATATTTCTATAATTACTTCATCACCATAATCATCATAAGTATTATCCAATAAAATTTTAACATCATTTTTTAATATGCTTTGTGGAGCTAAATATATGTTTGCTATATTTCCAGATATTTCTAGATTTACTGTTGATATTATTTCATTAATTTTATCCTCGATTTTATTTAAACTTGAAATAACTTCTCTTGGCATATTAAATTTATTAGAACCATAAGCAGAAATCAAACCAAAACTTTGATAAATATTATTTAAATTTGGAATTTCTTTATAAACCTGACGATTATTATACGTTGATTTAGCGAGTTCAAACGATTTTTCAGGCAATTGTAAAGTGCCTTTTGATAAATCACCTACTAAAACCGCATTATTATCATTACCTATAATTAATGTATCCTTGATTGTTCCAAAATTCATATTATTATTACCTATTAAAATATTGTTTTCACATTCTGGAACGTTGCCTAATCCGCTTCCAATCATTATATTATTCTTATGATTATTTGCAAAACGTGTATCTGCTGATCTCATTAAGTTTGAACCTACTAATGTATTTCTATTTTTAGATGTTAAATGTAGAATAGCGTCATCACTCTGTTTGACTGATATGGGAACTTTTCCATTATAATTCATATCTAAACCATTGACACCATAATCAACATTAATATTATTAATGTTGTTACTAATATTTAAACCATCCTCTGTTAATTTACTATTTAAATTAATATTAGTTTCTAATCCTAATACCTGTGTTCTAAAAAAATATATATTAAACATACTATTTATTGCGTTTGGACGCGTATTCCAAATATAATTGTAATATTTTTTACTATAATCAACATTGCTATAATAAATTTGTTGATCTGGTATAACATAATCTATCATTGAACCATTATCATCTTCTATTAACGGTCTTAATAAACCAAATGAATATCCACCAACTATGCCGCTTTGATTATACCCACCTGAATTGTATGCATTTCCATAATTATCAAAACAAGTAGCACTCATATACATATTTTCAGTATATGTTATTCTATCAGCTACTACATTAATATTCCATGTTTTAGCATCTGTCTTTTGTAATTCACTAAATGGTATTATAATTGTAATAGTTGCGGAACGTGATTCGTTACCTATATCTCCTGCTTCTCCGATAAATCTAGAATTTAATGTTGTAATTTCGTCGAAACCACCTGTTTGTAAACTTAGCATTACAACATTATTAGTTGTATCTGCCTTATAACCGGAAAACCCATATGTAATTATCGATCGAAGTGTTTCTGGGTTTTTATATTCGGATACATATGAAATTTTAGATAAATTAGATTCGTCATTTAAACCAAAATCAGTATCAATTATACGTAACACATTTAAAAAATAAAAAATTTTACCATTATAAATAAAAAATTTAGATGAATTAAAGAAACCACTATGACGCATCCATGTTTTACCTAATGTATCTTGACCCCCTACTTCTTGTAATAATTGTGAT